ATCGACCCTGTAGTGCAAGAGCTGCAGCGACGTTACGCGCCACTGGTCCGGATACTCCCGTCCGTTCGCTGGGGATCGACCGTTTACAACTTCAACCAGCGCACCCAGGTGGCTGCCGGCGGCTTCGTCACTGACGGTGGCGCCCGGCCCATCTCCACCAGCACGTACGTGCAGTACCCCTTCACGATCAAGAACCTCCAGGTGGTCGGTGGCGTCACCGGCTACGCCGAGGCGGTCACCTCCGACCTGATCGGGTCGCTGCGCGCCAAGGAAATCCAGGGCGCCGGCCGAGGCCTGCAGTGGGACGTCGAGACGGCGGTCCTGTGGGGCAACGCCGCATCGACGCTCAACGGTCCCTATCCTCAGTTCGACGGCCTTGACACCCTCATCACCGGCACTTCGGGCACCGCGCCCAACGTGCTCAACTGGGCCAACGCCATCTTCGACACGGGCTTGCTCGACCAGCTCATCGAGCTCGTGGAGGCCAACGCCGCCGAGTACCCGGGCAGCCAGAGCGACTACGTCTTCGTGGCCAGCTCCGCCGTTGACAGCCGTCTGGCCCAGCTCCTGCTCAACCAGCAGCGCTTCAATGCGCTTCCCGGTGGCCAGCTCGGCAACACCGAGATCGCTGCCGGCCTCATCGTGCCGACGTACCGTAACATCCCCATCGTCAAGTCCTCGTTCCTGAACCCCCGCACGAACGTGATGGGCACGGTAACGGCGACCACGACGGCGACGGGTGGCGGCATGCCGGCCTCGACCACGTACAAGTACATGGTTAGCGCCGTCATCGCCCGCTTCGGCGAGATCCTGGCTTCGGCTGAGGTCAGCCAGGCAACGGGTGCGGGCGTGGGCGTCAACCTCATCACCCTGGCCTTCACGCCTCCGTCGGTGACCACGCTGGGCCAGACGCTCTCGCCCACCCACTACAAGGTGTGGCGCACGGCGGCCGGCGGCGGGACGGGCACGGAAACGCTGCTTGGTTTCGTCGACGCCAACGTCGGGCTTCAGAGCGACAACATCACCCCGATCCCCACGACCTCCATCGTGGACACCGGCGTGACCCTGGTCCCCCAGAACGGCTCGACCGTCCCGGCGACCTACCCGGCCGCCTACGTGGGCACCAACACCGGGTTTGCTCCTCCGGCGACGGGCCAGCAGAACCTGTACCTGCTGCCACTCGACCCGGACCTGCTCATCCGGCCCTACGTCCGGGAGTTCCAGACGGTCAACGTCTACCCGACCACGTCCAGCCCGGACAGCCTGCCGTTCGCCTTCGTGGACGACAACTGCCTGGCGGTCCGGGACCAATACTTCCTGGCCCGGGCAACCAACGCCCTGGTCACACTGGCGGCCTAATTCCCCACCCCGGGACCGGCCGGGCGCGCGCCTCCCTCGTGCGCCCGGCCCTCGGGCCTTTCCTCTAGGAGCACATATGCCGCAGAACTCAGGCACCGCCCACAGCCCGTTCAGCGACCGCGCCGAAGTGGCACGCCAACACGCCGAGGCCGCGGTGATGCTTGGCAAAGTCGCCCGTAGCCCGTTCGTGGGCGAGGCCGTAGTCGAGCCCGAGCACGAGCCCGCCGAGCGCCACCATCCCCCGGTCGGTGACGACCCTCGCAGACGGAGAAACACGTGACCCCAATCCTTGACCTGAACGCCGCCGTGGCCGCCCTGGTGGCGCAAGACGCCGACCTGCAAGCTGCCATCGTGGCTGAGGACAGCGCCGCCATCGAAGCCGCCGCGTCCCGCATCAGTTCCACCACCGTGGTGCTGAAGACCGCCGCCGCCGGCATCCCCGTGCCCGCTGCGCCCGTGGTGGCGCCCGTCGTCCCCGTGCTGGTGCAGACGTACGACCCTGACTCCAAGCTGCCCCTGTACGCCTTCGTCGGCTCTTCCCGCACCATCGACGCCCTGAGCTGGGTACCGGTCAGCGACGTGACGGGACCCCACGGCCTCCGGTTGTTCACCTACGCCGAGGACAAGGCCGGCGAAGAGCCGACCGGCACAGGTGGCGAGTTCGAGCCGTACACCGGCGAGCTGTGGTCGCCCGGGCCCTTCGTGGTGCCCTCTCCCGTTTTCGCTAGTCCCTCCATCGAGCTCTCGTCCGACCGATGACCCAGGAACCCGTCACCCGCAACGTCCCGCCCCCTCAGGAAGCCACCCACAACCCTGCCCCCGTGGTCCAGGGCGAGTTCGCCGAAGTCGTGCCGGCCAACTTCCCCCAAGGGGGCACAGCCCCGTCGCCGTTCACTGAGGTCGTCGAGGTCGACGAGGTCGTCGTGCCGTTCACTGGCCACCCGGTAGTCGAGGTCGACGTGCCTGCCGACGTGCCTGCCGACGTCGCGCCGACCGAGACCACGACGCCCGCCATGTTCCCCGAGCCGCCCGACAACGGCGGAGTCGTTGCCGTCTTGGACGCCGAGAGCACCGAACCGGGCGCAGGGTAAGCAGGGGGAGGCGGCATGGCCATCGTCAGCACGGTCCCACCGCCTCTGGCGAGCGCGGCCGACTTCAAGCGCTTCTTTCCCGCTCTGTGCCAGCAGGGCGTCGGTGCGGACCCGCTGGCCGTGGAACAGCTCATGGTCGAATCCACAGCTGCCATAGAGGACGCCGTAGACCGCCGGCTGGCTCCCTTCACAAACGTGGTGGAGTCGCACCGCCTGTTCGGCATCGACCCCGACGAGTACGGGGCCTCTACTGACAGCCCGCTCGACATCTACGGCTCGCTCGGGATGTCCCAGGCCGCCGCCTACCAGTCCGACAACCTGGTGCGGAAGTTCTGGCTCGACCAGGCTGCTCCGCACTACACCGAATTGTGGACGTACTCGATCACGTCCATAACTCTTCACCTGACGTTTGGGTCGCTCATCTCTGTCAACACGGGATCGCTTGAGGGCCCTTACCCGGACACCGGCGAGGCCCGGATGCGCTTGGGCACCTTCGCGCCCGAGGGCACCAACATGGAGGTCGTCTACTCGGGCGGCTTCACGGTGGCCATTCCTCCCTCTTTGCAGCGTCTGTGCCGCTACCAGGCGGCCAAGATGCTGATGCTCGACAAGGAGCCCCAGCTCCGCAAGGAAATGAACCTCAACGAGATCGAAAAGCAGATCGACAAGCTCATGAGCGCCTGGGCTCGCTCATGAGCACGGGCTACGAACCGCTGGCGGGCGGGGCTGCTCTCCAGAAGCAACTGGACGCCATGGTCGACCGGGCCTCCGACTGGGAGCCGGCCTTCGGCGCAGTCATCGAGTCCTTCCACGCCATAGAGAAGGAACGCTTCAACGCCAACGGGCCGGGCTGGCTGCCGCTGGCCGAGGCGACCATCGCCATGACGGGCAGCTGGGCGCGCACCAACCAGAACTTCGACGAGATACTCCAGGACACCGGCGTGCTGATGGCTTCGATCACCAGCGAGGGCGAAGGCTCCTACTCGATCCTGACGCCCTTTTCAGTCGAGGCAGGCACCACCGTGCCGTACGCCCATTGGCACCAGACGGGCGGCTTCCGCCTGCACGCATCGGGCGCCGGCTGGCCGCCGCAGCGCAAGATCGTCGACCTGGACAGTGGAGCAGCCGAGGTGTGGGCCGCCATCCTGGAAGGCTGGCTCATGTCCGGCGAAGTCGAAATGTCGGCGCTCTAAGGTGATCCTGTCCCCTGCTCGTCGGGTGGCCACCTTCGACGACATCGAGCGCGCCGGCGACTACTTCGGGCCACGCGACCAAATCGACGGCGCGGGCAAGGTCACCGGGCGCGGCGTGTGGTTCTTACTGCCGATCCACGCCGGGGCGGACCCATACGACTTCGCCACAGAGGGAAGTGGGCTACACCACGTCACTGAGCCGCCGTGGACGTTTAGGGAGTGCCCGGACGGCTCGCTTGAGATCAGGGCGAGCATCGGGTGCGGCAATCAGCCCTACTACTGGCACGGCTACCTCGATGAGGGCAACGTGTGGAGGCAGGTCTAGCCGTGGACACGACCTGGCAGGGCTGGGACCTCAGCTATCTTCCCGACGTGTTCGGGGCGCTCTACATGGGCGGTTCCGTCGAAGTGGCCCTGCGCCGCACGCTGCAA